TGCCTTATCGTCTGAAAGCTTAACATCTGGAAAAACAAGCTTAAATTTATCCGTTTTTAATACGTTCCTAACATCATACGAAAATTTTAAATATAGCGTCGCTGTGCAAGTGTTTCGCATTACGCTTTCATCTGGGTTACGTCCTAAAGTCCAAGCACAAAATAAAGTAGTTATATATGACTTCCCAGCTCTTGGAGGCAGTGAAACAGATAAACTATTTATTTGTTCCTCCTCTATTTGTTGGAAGCCCTCAGCAACCTCTTTTAAAAAACTTCTTTTTGTAAAAAAATCATTATCATAAAAAAGACAAAACTCCCAAAACTCACGTTTTGCTAATTCCAACCTTAATAAATATTTTACTTTATCAATTTTATTCATTTACAACTAAAAAATAAAATTTAGGATATTTCAGTAATTTACCGCCAAAATTTATAAAATAAAAAAGCTCGTCCTCTTTTGCTACTGGATAATTATAACCAGTTTTTAAAAATTGGGTTTCGTGATCCAAAATAAATTTAATTATCTTTTCGTTATTCGCTTCCATTTAAAAAATTTTTTATTTCTTCGGTTGTTAATTCGCTTAAATCAATTTCTGTATTTGTGTTTTCAGATTTTACAAACTGCATAGCTAACTTTCTTAGCTCCTCCTCGTTTGCTATTAATTTCATTAAAGCCATTTGTAAGGCTGGGCTGTTTGATTTATACCATTTAGACCTCATCGAAATTTTTAAACTCACACGATTTATTTCAAGCTCATCTTTTAGCTCGTTTAATTCGTATGAATTTAAAGGAAAATAAGAGTAAAAGGTTGCTTTTGAAATTGGTAAATAAGCCACTACGTCCTCGATAAAATAAAGTTGTTTTTCTTTTATTAAATTTTTGGCTTTATTAAATAGCTCTTTTGCGTCGTGATGTTTCATATTATTAACCAAATTATAAACATTATTATACTATTTACTAAAGTACGAAATATTGAATAAATTACCTCTTTTGGCTCGTTTATCCATTCTTTTAAGCCTTTTAAAGTTATAAAGGGGTTTATTGAGCTTGTCGCTCTGTCGCTTATGTATAAAGCGAAAAAAATAGGGGCTAACATTAGCCCAGCTATTCCTCTAATTATTTTATTTTTCATTTTTATATTTATTTTATTTTTAAATTTAATAACATCTTTGTCTATCACTTTATTAAATATATGATTAACAAAAACCTTTAATGTTCATATTTGTACTTTAAAAAACCCTACCGTTTAAGCGTTTAATAAATATGTTAATATTCATTCAGTAGGGCGTTATTATTTTTTTTTAAAATGGCAAATCGTCCTCTTGTTCGTTTACTAAATCGTTTAAATGTTCCTCAACAAAATTTTGTTCTATTCCACCAAGTTTTGGCTTTTGTTCAATAGTATCTTCTTTAAATATTTTCCAAACCTCCAGAGTATTAAAATATTTTATTTCTCCTTGTGGACTGATCCACTCACGCCCTCGTAAATTAAACGAAACTTTTACATTGTCGCCAGTTTTAAACATATCTAACAACGTGCATTTATCTTGAGTTAATTGAAATTGTACGTCTTGAGGGTATAAATCCTCTGTTGTTATAACAAACTCTCTTTTGCTAAACTTTTCGCTTACTTTTATAGTATCGTTAATTACTTTAATTTTTCCTATTACTTCCATTTTATTCTATTTTTTATTTTTTTTTACAAACTCCGCAAGGTTGAACGCCTCCCCTTTGATATTGGTTAATCACGTCTCTTGAATTAATACAACTAAAAAGAATAATTAACCAGATTAAAATTGAAAAAATTATAATTAAACTTTTAATTGTATTATTTTTCATTATTTGAATATTATTTTATTTTCGTACTCGCTGGCGTAAGCTCTCGCAACTTCAACCATTTTATAAATTTGTTTCTCAAGCTCAAGGTTTCGCTTAAATTTTATTGAAGTAAACCTTAAATTTAACGGTATATCTTCCATTTTGTGCAAGTCTAAAGGTTCAAAACCTATTAAATCATCTGGAGTATCTACTAAGCAATAAATTACTTCCGCTTCCTCTATTTCAGTCAAAGCCATATAACCACGCATTTGCCACTCATAAGCTACATTATAAGCTTCATTTTCAAAAATTGGAAACGTTTTTTTGCTCCAGCTACATTTAATATCAATTATTTTTTCGCTTGTAATAATATCCGGCGTTCCAGTTATAAAATCGTTTTTAAAATGAATTGAATTTTTTTGGTAATTTGTTTCTCTGAATAAATTTAAAAGATCAATAGCCGTTTCTTCTTGTCTTGTTCCCTTATCCGTATATTTTGAGGTAAAAAAGTCCTCGTATTTATAAATTTTTTGCTTTACAAGACTTTCAACAAAAGTTTTGCCCCCAGCTGTTAAATCTGGGGCTTTTGTTTTCTTTTCCTCAAGCTCCTTTAATTTATTGCTTTGAATTGCTGTTAACTTTTCTTTTGCTTTTAACGTTTCAAGCTCTTGATCTTGTTTATCAGTTAAGCCAATTTTTACATTAGCTATTTCTGAAAGTGACGAACATCTAAATTTTAAATTTTTCATTTTGTTTTATTATTAATTTATTACAAATATATTATAATATTATTATAAATACACTGTTTTTTAATTTTTATTTAATTGCGTTTTGTAATTTTTCTTTTTGTTCTTTGCTTGCGTAATATTTTACTCCAATTAGTTTAAGAGTTTTGTCAGCTAAACCGTTTTGAATAGCGTATTCAATATTCTCATTTGATAATATTTGCAAGCTGTCGCTTTCTGTTTGGTTTGCCTTTGGTTTTGCTTTGGTTTCAAGTGGCTTTTTATCGTGAGTATTAGTTGCGTCTGCGTCCTTTGTATCATCTATTAAAAATAAGCCATTTAAAGCATATTTACGAGCATAAGAGCTTGAGCTTCCAAAACATTGACTAATATCCATACCTTTTTTATTTGGATCAATACCAGCTTGAGCTTTTATTTTTATTTCTTTTGCGTTTTCATTATCAAAAAAAACAGCCGTAGCTTCAACAAATAAAATACTTCCAATTTCTTTTATTTCGTCATTAATAACCAAGGAACAATTATATTTTAATAATAAAGGTTTTAAAGCTTCCAGAATATCTTCACAGCTTCTGTATTTATACTTACCAAAAGAGTTAAATTGATTTTTTGGTGCTTTTAATTCGTTTTGAATTTTTACTAACTTTTCCATTTTGTTTTATTTTTATTTGATTATTTACTTATTTGTTTTGTCGCAAGCTCCAGAGCCAACGTTATTATTTTCTCTTTGTTAGAAACGTCCCTATCGTTTAAAATTCCGATTTTTCTAATTTGTTGCATTTGCTTTTCTTGAATTTCTGTAAATTCGTAAATCATTTTTTTACTCATCTTATTTTTATTTAATTGTTACTTTTCAAATTTTGACTGTAAATTAGGCATTGATAAAAATGTTAAGCCCTCGCTTAATCTTAATTCATTCATTTTTAAGAATGATTTATAAGCTAAACGATAATTTTTTTTAGCTAAATACATATTCATTTTTTCCTGTAAATCTATTGCTTTCATTTTGTTTTATTTTTGTGTTTTATTATTAACTTGTTACAAAGATATAATAAAAATGTTATAAAACAATAACAAAATGATTTTTTTTTATTTTTTTTAATAAAAGCCTATAATCTTATTAAAAAAGTTCCTTAAAAAAATACCGTCTTTACTTGTAAACGTTGGGAGATCACGCTGTAATTTTCTAACTACTGGGATAGCCTCAAAAATTTCTTTATTTTGTAATTTAAGCATTTTAAAATCGGTTTTAAGGTTTTCCATTTGATCCAGGTATTCATATCCGTATCTTTGAATTATCCCCTCTTTATAACCGTCTTTTTTTCCTCCATAAAATTGGTTACATTCTGAACGGCTGGAGTGTATATTGTGCAAATTAAATCTTATTTGCTCATTCCCTTGCACGTTATGAAAGTGTGAGCCGTCTATTTGTTTGTTTTGTTCAAGCTCTTTTCCGCAGTCTATACAACTAATATGTCCGCAATGTAAATCAATCATTCTTGCGAGCTTATTTATTTCGTTCTGGAGCGTGTTTTTGTGCTTTTGGCTGTGTGCGTCTATTGACATTTTTTTTAATCGCTCTTTGCTTTCTTTTTTTTCTTGAGCTTGTTTTTTATCCCTTAATTTTTGGGCGTATTTTTGACCGCAAACCCACGAACATACAACTTGCAAGGGCTTTGAGGGTTTAAATTCATTTTTACAAACCTTACACTTTTTTGGCTTCATCTATATCAATATTATTTAATAATAAAATGTTATCACAATAGCGCAATAAATAACTCATTTGTTCGTGATCTAATTCAGTAACGCTTTCAATTTTTAAATGTTTTTTAATTTGTTCTTTTGCTGTTCCTTTTTCCAAATTAAAAAGCTTGTCAATTTCACGAAAAAAAATGTGTAATTTACTCATCATATTTAATTTTTTTATTTATTGAATATTTTACTATCATTTTAGCATAAATATAATTTTCAGACGGTACAATATTAAAAACGTTTTCATCTTTTGACTTTTCAGCGTGTATTTTTTTAGCCTTTTCAAATAAATCTTTTTTAATATCTGGGTGTATTTTTTCGGCTAATTTTTTAGCAATTGTATAACTTTCAAACTCATCTAATTCAATACTATAATCTTTTAAAGCTTCTTTATATTTTATAATTGAATTACGTTTAAATTCTTTTGCTTCTCGTTCTCTTTGAAGTTCTTGCTCTCGCTTTAATTCAATTTCATTTATTTCATATTTAACGGCTTGCTTTTTTCTCCAATAAATCGAAATTATATTTATTATTTCGTCAACTGTTAAACTAAAATATGTTTTTTCGCCCTTTTTAAACGTTTTAAAAGCGTTTTCTATGTCTTTTAGTGTAATACCATTAAACAACTCAATTAAACGCTCTGTGGCGTATTTATATACGTTTGTTTTTGTGTTCTCTGGACGTACCCCCAAAAAGACCTCGCAAAGCTCTATTAATAAAACGCCCACTTTTCCGTTATTATTTAAAGCTGGATCACTATTTAAAAACATTTCTTTACTCATCTTTATAACTTCGCTGTCGTGCCCTTTTAAAGTCAACTGCTTATTAATCTCCGTTGAGTAGTGACTTAATATAATTTTGTTGTTGTTCGTCTCTTGTTGGCTTGCTTGTAGTTCGTTTTTCATTTTGATTTATTTTTAAATTATTACTTTGATAAATTCCTTTCCAGTTTTTGCTTATGCTATCGTTAATCATTTTAATCGCAATATTACAATTTTTACCGCTATCATTTAAAAGCTGGTTTATCGTTTTAGCTTCCGTAATTATAGATTTATATTTAAATTTATGTTCTGTGGCTTTGTACTCTTTCCACTCGCTCCACGCTTTTTTAAATTCATCATTGTTAAACTCATCTGGATAAACTACTTCAATACTTTCCTTTTTTTGTTTACTTTTTTTAAAAGTATCATTTACATTATCATTATCATTATCATTATCATTATCATTATCATTTACATTAGCTTTTGTTTTGGTTTCGTTTAGGTTATTTTTAGGTTTTTTTTCGGTTTCGTTTAGGTTATTTTCTTTTTTTGGTCGCCCTCCTTTTTGACCGTTTTCGTACTTTGTTCTATTAGCGTCAAGCTGTGGCTTAATTAATGTAAAAATAGCCTTTGAAATACCATTTAACTCCGTTAACTCATCATTAAAAGAATAGTTAAAAATAGCCTCATAAATATCAGCTTGGGCTTCCTTTGGAAGTTCTTTAATGCTTTCGTAAAAGCTTCTATAAAATACTATTGAATTTCGCATATTATTTAAAAAAAAAACCGCCCAAAATTAACGGCTCTCACCTCGCTAAAATTGAACGGCTTTATAAATACCTTTTTTTGTGAGAGCGGTGCAAATATATAAATTATTTATTATTTATTAAAATAGTTTTTGTTGTGAAACGTGGTTTTTAATTCTTTCTATTGCTTTGTAGTAATACTCTTTGTCCAACTCGCAAGCTGTTAAATCAAAGCCATAATCATGACAAGCTATTGCAATAGAGCCACTTCCTAAATGTGTATCTAATATTTTATCTCCTTGCTTTGCGTATTTATCTAAAAGCCATTTATAAAGTGCTACAGGTTTTTGTGTTGGATGGATTCTATTTAATTGATTAGGGTGTTTATCATATTTTTTAGCACTTGTATCAAAAGAAGTCCATGCCATTTCAAACTGAGCAAAAGTCACATCTTCACTAAATCCCTTATCCCATAATAACCAACAAGGAGAAGGCTTTAAAAAATCAGTCATATAATTACCTCCCCAAATTATTTGGTTTTTACTAACTCTAAATAATTCTTCAAAATATTCTTGTTTAGGGGTTGAACTATCGTTACCAGCAAATTTATGATAATTACTTTTTTTATCGCCTTTTCTTCTACCCATTGAAACGTTAACATTAATCCCATAAGGAGGGTCAACTATTGCTAAATCAAAATAGTTATCAGGATAACGTGCCATTAACTCCATGTTATCCTCGTTTGTAATTGTTATTTTATCTGTTACTTTCATTTTATCACTTTTTAACAAAAATCATTTCAAAAATTTTCTCAAACCATTTGCCGAATTAAAAATCGAAAAAGCTCGTTGCTCCAGGCTTTCAATCATATTATTTATTTCGCTTAGATCGTCTGTAACATAATAGCCTTTAGAGTTTGACATTATAGGCAAAATTGCGTTAACTCGATAATAATTAATAATTTTTCTTAATCTTACGTCAGTAAACTTTTTTTCAAGTTTATAAGTTCTATTAACGCCCTCAACTATATCAACGGCTTTTACTGGGTTTTCTTTTGTTTTGGCTTCAAAGTGTTTTATTAAAGTTTTAGCCAGCGAAAGCTCCTCTTTTGTTAGCTCGTAGGTTTCCTTTTCGTGTCCTTTAATCATTTTATAAATTATTATAAATTAATAGCTCCTCTTCTGAAAGCTCCCAGCGTCTTGGGGCTTTATATCCTTTAATCATTTCCTCCTCTGTGTAGTAAGCTTCTGTTTTGGTTAAATAGTGGTTTGGCTTTTGCTTTTTAAATAAGTCTTTATTTCTTGTTTCAACGCTCTTTTTATACTTATTATAATTTTTTTCAATTTTTTTTACATCAAGAGGCACGTTTTTTTCTTGTGCCTCTTTTACTTTTTGCTCAAAATATTCTAAAAATGTTATCATTTTAACCTATCCAATAATTCGTTATTATAAATAATTGACGTTTTTAAAGCCCCTTGCAAATAACCGATTATTTTGGCTCTTTCCTCGCCATTTTCCCACATCTTTTCGCTCTTGTTTAAATCAGCTTCTAAAATGTAATTTTGTGCCGTTAATATTTTAATTAATTCTTGTTTTGTTTCCTTGCTCATCTTATTTTGTTTTTATATTTTTAGATCTTTTAATTACTTCAATTTGTTCGTCTGGGTTTATCCCTTTAGCCGTTAAAAGTTTTTTAAATAACTCAAGGTTAAAATGTCCGTTTCTGCTAAAATAATCATACGAATTAATTAAGCTTTGTTTTTTTAATACTATCATTTTTTTTTGTTTTTAGTTATTATTTTGTTTTGTGGTTAGGTTGGCTAATTAAT